CTAAACCACCAACGGTGCAAACAACTTCTGCAAATCATCCGCCGTCAACTGCATATCTTTAGCCGATTTATTTTTATCATAAACCCCGTCAGCTAATGATTTTTTACGTGCCTGCATCGCCATTATCTTTTCTTCCAGTGTATTTTCGATAATCAGCTTATAAACAAATACCGCTTTGTTTTGGCCAATACGGTGCGCTCTATCGGTTGCCTGATTTTCTACCGCCGGGTTCCACCAGGGGTCGTAATGAATCACCGTGTCGGCCGCGGTTAAATTTAAACCAACACCACCGGCTTTAAGACTAATCAAAAAAACATCTGCGTTACCGCTGCGAAATTTATCGATAGCCTGCTCACGTTTGGTGGTTTGCCCGGTAAGTTTGCTGTAACTGATTTTATATTCAATTAACTGTTTTTCAATGATTCCGAGCATTTTTGTAAACTGTGAAAAAATTAAAATTCTACGCCCCTCATCAATCATCTCCGGCAGCATTTCCATTAACATCTCTAGCTTGGCAGATGACTTTACTTTTTTAGCCTGTGGCAATGACATGAGTTGCGGGTCGCAACAGGTTTGGCGGAGTTTTAGCAGTGCATCGAGTATGGTGATGTGGCTACGGGATAAACCCTTATCTTTAATCGCATCGCGGACTTTTTTCTGCATCGATAAACGAATACTTTCATACAGTGCGGCCTGTTTTTTATCGAATGCAATCGAACGAATAATTTCAGTTTTATCGGGCAGCTCCAGTACCACTTCGCTTTTAGTGCGGCGCAACATGAAAGGATTAATACGATGTACTAAACGTTCGCGAACTTCATTGTTAGCGTGTTTTTCAATGGGGTTACGAAATTGTTGAGTGAAGGTTTTGCTGTTACCTAAAAAACCGGGCATTAAAAAATCGAATAAAGCCCATAGTTCGCCCAGATGATTCTCCATCGGAGTGCCGGTAATACACAAACGGTGATCAGCTTTAATTTCGCGCACCAGTTTAGCGGCCTTTGCATTAGGGTTTTTAATTACCTGCGCTTCATCGAGAATTAAATAATAATAATTAAGTGCCAGCAAGGTTTCCTGGTCGCGCACCACTAACGGGAAGGTCGTTAACACCAGATCGTAATTTTCTATTTGATTAAACTGTTTCTTTCGATCTGCACCCTGCAGAATTAAAACGCTGAGTTTAGGCGTGAACTGTTCAGCTTCGCGTCGCCAGTTGCTCATTAAGCTGGTGGGTGCAACAATTAAACAGGGCTTGTTTAATCGTTTAGCTTCTTTTTCTTTTAATAAATGGGCAAGGGTTTGTACGGTTTTTCCCAGGCCCATATCATCCGCAAGAATGCCATTAAACTGATAACTGCGTAAAAACTGTAACCAGTTAAAACCTTGCTGTTGATAGTCACGTAATGTGGCTTTTAAACCCCTCGGTGGCGCGACTTTTTTTATGCCCTTAAAGTTTTTGAGTTTGCGACCTAAGTCGCGCATGGTTTTTCCACCACGCCAGGTCGCTTCGTTGTGTTCTTCTAATTCGGCGAGGCGCGGGGCATCGAAACGGCTTAAGCGTATACTGCCATTTTCTGCATTAAAATTCTGTGCGGTTAATGTTTGTTGGTTATACAGTTCGTACAAAATTTCACAAATACCCTGTATACGCTCAGCAGGTATTTTTATGTATTGCCCTTCACCCATGTAGGCGGGTAGGGGTAAGGTGAGGTTTTTAGGTAAATCACTGGGGTCATAGTGTTTAAGTACATTGGCAACGAGCGGTAATAACGGTATTTTTTTACCTTTTACATCAAGATCAAAACGCAATTCGAACCAGTCGTTTTTATCTTTAATGCTGCTCTCATCAATCGTTGCTTCAAGTTCATTTTCCCAGTTTGTGACCTGATGAAACTGTAATTTAAAACTTGAATCAAACGTTATATTCCAGCCTTCGGCTTTTAGTTGTGGAATTGTGTCTTCTATAAAAAATCGCCATAGTTCTAGCGATTGCATCGGCGCTAAATTATTCGGGCTAACAAAACCAAAATCAGCCTTATCATGTTCAGTTTGTTCTGAACTGTTTTGAGGCGATAAGTTATCACCAATATTGAGGATGACACCCTGAAAGTCCTCGTCAAATATTCGCTCCATAAATTCTTCTTCTAAATCAATGTCGCGATGCACGCTAATAATACGTGAGCTTTCAAGTGTGTTGACGACGGGGTATATCGGTAACACATTAATTTCATAATCAGCATAAGCAAAACGTAAACGCATGATGTGAGTTCGCTCACCTGTTGTAAAATTATTTTCTGTGATCAATTCTAAACAGGGTTTCGGTCGTTCATTTTCGATGTTGAGTGTTTCCATTTCTATTGGGGGTGGAATGGAAATGTTGGGAAGCTGAGTAATCAGTTGTTGACTAAATGCGGCACAGTTATCCGCATGTACCGTTGGCACGCTTAATAACATATCCCATTGTTGAGTATTAAAATCTGCGTTAGATAGAGGGCCAATTTCGTGGTTATCAATATCAAAATAAAAAGCCGGTACAGTATTGAGAATCAGTGCAGCGGGTTCAATATTAATGTTAAGTCGACAATCACCATTTTTTTCTTTATGCCAGTTAAGTTCCAGAGCACGTGAAGCGCCTTGCTGAATAATTGGCTGGTCAGCACTTTTATACATACAGCGTGATGTCGCCAATATTTTGCTTAAGCATAAATGGCCCAGCTCACCCTTGATGCTATAGGTTTTTGTGCCGGCCCACATGCTATTGTTTTGAGCTTCCAATAACTGGGCTATTTCTACATCATTGTCGGTTACATAGCTTGCACGTGCGTACTGGTTAACGATTCGATAAAGGTCAGTGCGCTTACTTTTGCCTAAGCCGCCTTTTTTTAAATGTCGGCATACAACCAGCGTGACTTCGAGTTCATTGGGTTTGTTAGCCGAATTTAATAAATAAAAAATAGATTCATTAGCTTGTGGGGGGGTGCTATTTTGTGGAGAGCTGGCTTGAATGAAATTGTTTAACCAGAACAGGCTGGCGTCTACCCTGGTCCGACCAGCATTCGCAGCAAATTCAAGGCAAACAGCCACAACATGTTTGCAATTATGCCTCACTGGGCAGCTACACTGGCCATTAATCATCACCGTGTTACCCGCTGCCTTTTCAATATCCACTTCCAAAGTATAGGGCGTTGGCCTGTTGCCCTGCACACGGGCCATTAACACCACCATATCCACATCCACTTGCTCTATCTCCAGGCTTTTCACCAGCCCTTGCTCAAAGTATTGCAAGCCACGGCGATAGCTGTTGGTGTCGGTTTCATTTTTGATGTTGGTGTGCGAGAGGTTAAACATGAGTGTCGGTCACTAAATTAAATTTTCCTGAGTATACCGGTTATGGTGTCACCGGCAACGGTGTCAGAGAATTTTTTCACAATTGTTGCGGCTTTCGCTGAATTTGAACGTGACCGAATCGCTGAGCGTATCAGTGATGTTAAAAGCAGTGAAAAAGAGAAGGGAGAGGAAGTGAAGTGCATAGGGGGGCAACGGACCTTTTGGCTAGCGTGTGGGCGAGGGTGGTGATCTTGTGCAAGATGAAAGTGAGCAGATATTAATCAATCGCGTGCTGTCTCTGAGACATCAGGGTAAAAGCCTACGTGCCATTTCCGATGCTGTTTCAGTTGGGCTTACATCCTCTTTGATAACTAAGAAAATACTTTAATCAAACCCCCACTCAGTGTAGAATTCACCGCCTATTCGGGGCGTAGCGCAGTTTGGTAGCGCACCACACTGGGGGTGTGGTGGTCACAGGTTCAAATCCTGTCGTCCCGACCAATTAAGCTCTATAAAAAACAATAAGTTAAAAATTTTTTATAGAGTATCAACTGTATTTATTCGGTAAAGATTCGGTAAAGATTCGGGAATAATTACGTAAAAAAGGGGTTAGTTACCACTTTTTTGTTTGTTTTTTAATCGCAGTTTATAGTCCTCGAAATATGATTTTAGATAATATAGGGAACTATAAAATCTTGCTAAAAAAACAGGCACTCAGAACGTTAGAATTCAGCAGTGCTTTATTTTGTCAATATTGATTTTATTCGTTCGGTGTTCTTAGTAACACTATGGGTTTTCTTTTCTTAGCTTTATTGCTTCTTCTACGGCGTTAGCTAGGTGTTGCGATATCCAATCATACTTTTCTTTACTGGTTGAGCCGCCAGGGTTATAGCAATTCACTATAGTTGAAAGCTTTTTCTGGGTTGTACCATGGGTAATATAATCAAAGGGATTTATCCCTTTTGTTGATGTTTCGCCGGCAAGGTTTCTAATGCCATGAATGTAAATCCCAACAACACCCATACCAGCCTTCCAAGATTCGAGTATTTCGTGATTTATCCACTTTCTATTTGCAGTACCACTACCGACCAATATCACAGTACATGATTTCCCTTTCATTTGATTTGCAATCCAGTTCTTAATGGCCGTATCACCACCTTTGGTTACAGTTTCCCAGTCATTATCTGAAGCTGGTTTATTGCCTTCAATTGAACCAATTTGTCTAATTTGCGCTGCTCTTTGGCAATCAGGCACATAATGAAAACTATAAAAACAATTTCTGGCCATAGTAGTTCCTCACATTTGAATAATCATTACAATAATAATCGCGCCAATGAGCGCGCCATGAAATACAATTAACGTCTTTGATAGGAATGCTGAAGCCCAAGTATTCGCGCCGCTATGCACTTCACGAGTATCCATGGAGAAATCAATCTCTTCTGCATCCAGCTTTCTTACTTTGTCATATAATTTTCGATAACCACGTTCCATGGAAAGAAAGTAACCATCAAGCGCCCAAAATGCGATGGCGGGAAAGTATGCCAAGAATATAAACTTTACGTTTGAATTATTAGCAGATAAAGCAAATAACGCTGATACAAGGACAACGCTCCACCCTTTTAATAGAAAAGAATTTGTTGAAAGCCGGTTGATGACTCCCTGAATAAAATCTAGATGCTTTAATTTTTTATCCATATTTTTCCTGGTATTGTTTATCATCTAACAAGACTGTAGAAAAAACTCCAGCCTAAATATTGGTTAAAAAACATCCTACGAAATAGGTCTGTTTTTTAAATTTTTTATCTACCTTTATACTGCAAAAAATATTCTATGCAACTGTGAGTGCCTATATTCTGTTAAATAAATAACTCTAGGGATTTTTCTGTAGTCTCAACGCCAAAATAACCTGCAACGTTGAATTACGGACTGTTTTTAGGACGTAACCCAAAGTTGTAAGTGTTGATTTTCTTGTTAGCTACTTTTTTCTTTATCATCAGTCTCATTATCATCATCGTTTTCAGAAATAAAAACATTGGTATTTGGTACGCACTCAATACCATATATGTCTTTGTAAGCTTTATTGAATTGATGTGAATCTCTGAAATCCCTGAACGCAGGCCATGTTCTAAAGCCCTCTTGAGTTATTTCATTTTGTATTTCTTTAGAATACATAAGATTTGATGCCTCTTCATACTCTTCTCTTAGCGCGTGCAAACAAAGCGCATATTTAGGATGAAACACATTCCAATGAATGCCATTTAAACCTTTTTCAAAATCTTTATTTAAATACTTTCTTGATATTGCTTGATTGATGTATGCAAAATATAAATACTCTGTGTCTTGTGACCTTAGTTTGTCGGGAATAGCAAGATCAAATGTAGTTATAATTTCAGCCAAAATATACTCACCTTCATTCATAAATCTTATAGCAAGATTATTGAGAGCTCTGTCTGCGCTTTCCAACTCATTTGGGAATAGCCGCCTATACGATGCTTGTGATATTCTTAATGCAATTTCAAAATATACCATGAATGCATTTGTAAAATACTCTGTGTGAGAGCTTAGGCAGTCACCTTGTTTTGTTTTTTTTATGTCAGCTCCAAAGCTATTGCATTTATCAATGTATTGCTGGGAAACAACTCCACCTGTATGTACGAATAAATTTCTTCTTTCTGCGATTTCTAAAAACTCAGAATACTTTTCAAACTTTTGTTCTATGCCTAGCTTTAGTTTTTCATCAACATAATTTATTTGTTCTTCATGTGAATCTCGTAGAAGATTTTCAACTTCTTTGTGAATTACTCCTTCAATGGCTTTATCAATTGACTTAAGATCAATTAGTTCTTTATAAGTTATTGTCTTCTCAGAGCTTTTTAACCATGAAGGATTTTGTCCAAGAACTAGTTTGATTATTTCACCAAGAAACTCATCAAAACGCGATACTAAAGTTACTATTGCTTGATTTTCAAATAAATTTTGAGCGCGCTTTAACTTTCCAATTGTTGATGTTAAAAACTCAGCATCTCTACCTGTTAATTTTATTGGATCCTTATCGTTTTTATTTATTTCTTCATCGGTATTGGTTTCAGATTTAGACGTTTTCTCTTCAGGCTCTTCTGACTTATCCTGTTCTCCTGATATTTTTTCATCAGTTCTTCCTTTAAGTTGATTTCGATTAGTAAAAAGACGTTTTATGGTTTCATTTAATAATTTTTTACGCTCTATATCTTTTTCATTAAGCAAAGGAATTACGTTGCAATGCATTTCTCTTAAGCATTCAAGATCTACAAGGTACTTTTTTTCTATTTCGAGTAACTTTATATTTTCAGGAGTCGCTTCTTTTTCTTTTTTCATATGAGCCCTTTATGACCTGTCTTAATAGCTAACGTTTTTAATAACTGGAAAAATAAAGCATAGCGAAGTGGTGCTTATTTTGTCCATGTTGATTTTATTGTGTTAGGTGTTCTCATTACTTAAATTGATTTTTGCGAGCACGGGTTTTTTACGAGCAGTATGTATGACGCCACAATAAAATAAACCGTCTTCTCCAATTTTTTTTACTATGTCATTTTGGTCTATATTTCCTGTCCAACGAGTACCAGGATTAAGCAAGTGAGGAAGCTCATAGCCAGCACCTTGATAAGGGATAAGGCCTTGATTTTTTGGTTTGTTTAGTATTTTATTTAGATGAGATGCATATTGGTAGAAAACTAAATGCGTAATGGTTGAGGGTAGATCGCCAGTATTCAATGCCTCTACTAAAATCAACCTATTATCATCGAGCTTTCCTTCAACTGTGTTAACAGTTTGCATATTTGGTATAGCATTAACTGAAACACGAGCGCCTTTTGTTGCCCATTTGAAAATGTCCCATAGCAGGACTATTGAAGCGACGATTGCACCCCACCATGCAGCAACAACTGATGCTTCCATTTGTTTTATCCTATTTTATACCTAACATCTGTTAACGTGAACTATTTCCAGTTATAACCTATAGATATTCCCCTAATTTAATCTCTTTTGCTAGATAAATCAGTATCTTCATGTGAATTAATATTGTTATTGAAGGGAGAAAAACGGAATTAATTCCCTGTTAATGGGATGTTGGGCGATAAGATGGATCGTACTTCTTTGATATATCAGTCATTGCTAATGCGAATAAGTCTAGTGCTAACTTATGGCTGCTTTGGGAGAAAGCAATCATTTAATATATTCTTCCTGTTATATCTTAGGTAAATTCATCAAATCCAGCTCAGCCTCAACCTTATAAAAATGTTCATCGCTTAATTCGCCGCCGTCCAGGTATATCTGCGTGGTTTTTTGGTTTGAGTGGGTGAGAAGGCTTTGAATATATTGCTTTGGCCTGCCTTGCTCACGGTAGATACGTGCGCCGAGTGATCTTATTTCATGAAATGTGGGTTTTTCTTTTGGGCTCCAGTCGTTAAACAGTTCGCATTTCTCACGGGCGGCCTTGAATTGGTTTGATAAATAACCGGGTGTTATGCATGACCAGTGATTTTTATTTATTATTTGGTCCCTGCGCATGCGCTTTGGGTTGTAGTGAATAATGTAAGGCGAAATTATTTGGTTGCGGCTTCGTTTTACAATGTTATCAATTTGCGTGGTTGATTGTATCCGGATAAAACCAAAGTCTGATTCGCCAGCGACCTTTTGGCGTATTACATATAGCCAGTCGTCCCGGTGGTGGTCGTATTTCATGTTTATAATTTCATTACGGGCCTGCAGGGTTATTAGTGATAGCTCCATGGCATTTTTTAACCAGATAGGTGCTTTATCATGTATCGCCCAAAACATTTCAACTGTGAGCCGTTGCCGGGCTTTTTTATTGGCTTCTAGTTTTTTAGAGAGTGATTTTTTACGTACGGCCGCGGCTTCGTTGGTATTTAAGTATTTTCTGGATATGGCGTAATCGTAAATATCTTTAATAATAAATAATGTAGTGTTGTGCACATCGTTGCTTACGGCAAAACCATTAAGCCAGTTGGCTATCATTAGCCTGTCTACCACTTCAATCATGTGGTGGCCTAAGTCTTTAGCGAATTTATTGTAACGGTAGCGGTAATTATCTGCGGTGCCTTTTGCCCAGGGTTTGTTTGGCACTTCGTTTTTTTTATATTCGGTAACAACCTGTAAAAGTGTTTTCTTTTTTGGGTTAATTACGCTTTGAATTAACGGCGCATTTTTTGTGAGTAGGCTGTTTAAATAATTAGCGGCCTCGATGGCAGCTTTTTTGTTGCAACCCATGGCGCTGCGTTTTTTAGTGATAGGGTGTAAATAGTAATAGTAAGTAACGCCTTTTTTTTTGCTGCTTATATGAAGGTTATCCGCTAAATCCTGATTTTTATCGTTTCGTTTTATCATGATGCCTGTGCTTGGTTAACTAGCTCCATTGCTTCGTTGCTTATGTCTGGCTGGGTTGTATTGCCCGGTACTATTGAAATGTCAGGGTCAACATACCACTGGCCACCGAACTTGCGCCCGTATAGCTCCCCAGCTTCTATCCAGTTTATTATAGTGCGAATTTGAGGCTTTGAGCCTTCCTCAAATGCATCATCTCTGAATTGTGATATTTTTTGCCATGCCATGACTATTCCCCGTTACTATCACAATAATCATTATCAAGTGCATTTCTCATCAGCCTTAAATGCTCAATCATGTTTTCTTCGACTGTACACATCCAGTAACAAAACCAGTTAGGATAGTGTTTATGTGGATTCCATGCCTGTAAAGAAAAAACATTAACCCACTTATCGCGGGGTAAAAACACCCACTGGAATGCAACGTGGTAACACCATGCAAGTATTAGCATTAAAAAACCTATCAGGCTGAATGGTATTGCTAATGCATTAATTGCCTGATGCTTGTTGTTAAATGATTTCATATCTTATTAATCCTCAAAACAATAAATTGCAATTTGTCGTATGAAAGAAATGCGTTGTACCATTCGTTGTTGTTAGCTATGGCGTGGTTTCGCTTTTTTTTGTCAATTAAATTAACTTTCCTGTAAAGCTGGTTAACTTCATCTATTTTTTTATGGTAGCTTTCGCATTGAATACCTGGCTTGTTTATATTTATTAGCTCTTGTAAGCAGCCATCAGCCGCTAGTAGTGTGGGGTTCACTTTTGCAACAAATGACTTAATTACTTTTTTTTCAGCATATGAAATATTTTTATTTGATGCGTATAACGGTATTGAAATAAATATGATTAGTGATATTAGTAATTTCATGTTATTGCCCCAGTGTTAAAATAATTTTAAGTTGAAATCGACAAACACACCGTTGAATCCAGCACCCATTTCTCTATAAGGTACGCTCGACTGATGCTTCCACCCGGTACTTAAAAAAAGTCTATCTGTTACGTCGTAAATATATTTAATGCCGTAGTAAGCGTCTGGTGATATACCGTCGTAATCAGCTTTAGTGCCGCTCACGTTGCCGTCGTCATACGAGTACACGCCTCCAAATAAATAAAAACCGTCTGCATTGGCTTGTGTGCTCATGCTGAGTAATAATATAAATATTAAATTTTTCATTACCGGTTCCTTTCGGTTAAATCACTTGTTTGTATTTCTGTTCATGTGCGAAGTTAGCCTTAACCAATGCGGTTGCTACCGGAGGGCAAACGCTGTTACCGCACATTCTTACTTGCGCTGCTTTACTCAGTTTTTTATTGTCTATTTCAATATCAATGATGTAATCATCGTGGAAACCCTGGGCTCGGTAGAGTTCGCGGGGTTGCAGCATGCGCATGCCTATATCAGTTAAAATATATGACTTTCCATCGATGTTAACGGTGATCAGTTGTAAGCGGTCTTTACTGGTAACTGTTGGTGAAGGTTTTGAGATGTCTATACCAGTTTCACCAGAGCCGGAACCGTAATAGGGTGCCATAAGCGCTGCGACTAAGGCATGGTGATCGACTGTGGTTACAGTTCCGGTTGGCTCCTGCATACCTATACCTGGTCCGGTGTAATTACCGCCATAGTGTTTTGCAAGAAACGGGACCACGACAGCGAAGTGTCCACCTTTTACCTGTGCGCATTGAGTACGCAAAGGTTCTTTTATATTGAAATTGCGTTGGTTGCTTGCATTAGCATGTTCAGTTAGAAATGCAGTAACTAATGCTGATTTACCGCTTCCGTTCGCCATGAGTGTGCCAGATGGATGGTCGATTCCATGGCCAACGCTGTTTTTAAATTGTCGTTGTATGTGTGGTATTGTGATACCGTGAAAATTAACAATATAAGGATTAGGCGAGTTGATAACATAGCGCATAATGCCTTTGGCTATTCTGCGCATGGTGTTTTCTACCAGCGCTCTTTTGCGCTCAAAAATTGACGGTGCTGGTATATTCCAGTCGATGCATTGCGCAGCGGTAAGCCATGGTTTGAGTTTTCCACTTTTTACTTCTTTGCTTTTAGGGTTACCATGTGTAGGTTGTGGCCAAACTATCGGATACCCATCACACCTCGCGATAACAAATAAACGTTTACGAATGGTTGGTGCGCCGTAGTCACATGCGCGAAGCTCTTTATGTTCAACCTGATAACCTAGCTCTTTTAATTGATTTACCCATCGACGAAATGTCAGGCCTTTGCGAATAGGGCAAGGCTTATTGTTTTCTAGTAGGGGGCCCCAAGTCTGAAACTCTTCCACATTTTCGAGCATGATGACACGAGGCTTTGTTTTTACAGCCCATTTAATAACCACCCATGCAAGACCGCGAATTTTCTTTTCAACAGGCTTGCTGCCTTTTGCTTTTGAGAAATGCTTACAGTCAGGTGAAAACCATGCAAGGCCAACCGGTTGCCCCTTTGTAACTTTTATAGGATCTATGTCGAATACATCCTCACAATAATGTTTTGTATTTGGGTGATTTACCTGGTGCATAGCAATGGCTTCACGATCATGATTAATAGCTATATCTACTGGGCGACCAAAAGCGGCTTCTATTCCAGTGCTTGCTCCACCACCACCGGCGAAGTTATCAATAATTAACTCATCGCGTAACGGTAGATTTTGTTGGTTGTTAGTGAATGTAGCTTTCATTTTTTTCCTTTAAAAAAGACCGGCTTTAAATCAGCCGGTCAACATTACGTTTCCACGGTAATTCGTTGTTGCTCGCTATTAACGGCTATGCAAAAAATCACCATGAACAATTAATTGGCATTTCGTGTCTTTTTTTACTTTTACAAATACGTCTTCGACAGCGGATTCGTGTACCTTGTGTGCACGAATAAGCTCATACCACATCTTTATACTTCCATCGTATAAGCGGTATCGGAAGTGCGCTTCTATTGCATAAGCGTCGCCACCTTCAAAGATGCGAATACCCAGTTTAAATTTATCAGGTATTTGTATTTCGCCTTTTGGGCCAGCGCTACCATCAATCTTTTCTACATATGAGAGCTGAACCTGGCCGTTTTGTAGCTGTATCCCGCTTGAGAAGTTAATGTTCTTTTTTGCTTTTAGTGTTAATGCAATTTCCATCATGGTTGAACCTGCTGGGTCGCTAAACTCTTTTGAGTTATCTTCAATAAAGTAGGCGAATTCAGTTTGATCCATTTTTATTTTGTCGTTCTCTGACCACGTTCGCCATTCCTTGGTTTTTTTGCATTCAAATTTAACCAGGTGTTCAAGCCAAGCTGCTTTTGTTTCGGTGTGATAATCAATTACGCCGGTGAACTGCGCAGAATCGACATTGCAAAAAATGGCTGACTTATCATCTGCAAATTTATTGAAGTACTCGATAAACGAAACCGGTGTTTCAAGCTTTACTATTTGTTTAGTTCTAAGCGGATTTTCTAAAAGCTCTTCATGGGCTTTTAATATCATGTCTTTGTGCATTATTGTTGTAGGCATACCGCCGACTTCAACAATTTTTGCACTTTCGGCTATGTATTTTCCAGCATCAAGCGCTGACTGAGTGTTGTTTATTTGATTTGGCGGGTTATTATCCATTACTCATTTACCTTTTTAAGTTCGGAGGGTGCTTGTTCATCAACGGATTTAAGTTGTAAATCCATTTGATTAGGATCGGTGCGTTGAAGATTGTCATCTGGCGTACCGAATAACAGCGTCATGCCTTTATCATGCTGAGGCTTGTTGTGAGTGATTTGGTCTCGTATTTCGTACTGGCCTGTATTACGACCTACGGGTTTAATGGTAAGTTTAAGCGTGAGCGTTGCTTGTTTGCCTGTATCTCGAACTGCCGCAACGCAATCGCCTAAATGCTCGCTTAGTTCATTCTGTGTGTGGCCATTAAGAAGTTGGCCCACAACATGGTTGAACAGATCCGGTCTAGCTTTTGACATCATATTTCCCCTACAAGGTTTAAAGTTTTGTTTAAGCGGTGGCTTATTTTTTTGATAGTGTTTAACTCCTCTTTAGCGTTCACTATTGTTTTTAAAAAAACCACCAGCGCTAAAGTAGAGTGCTAAGTTTTAAGAAAACGCTAGTGGTTTTAACTGGTTAACTCGCAGGCGTAAAATGCCCTTGCTGTTTAGGGTTGCGGTTAATCTGCCGCTGTATTAATTCGTTAATAAACTCTATACCTGAAGGCGTAACAACCGTTTTTGAACGTGCCATTTCGCCCATGGTGTCGTGTACCCATTTTGATATGTGAATATCTAAATATCCTTTTTCGCGATATTCCATGTAAGGCAAATTATCCTTTGTTAAAATGCGTTTATCGCGCAGTAGTGCAAAAAGTTTTAACGTGCCGATACCGCACATTCTTGCGGCGTCCTGCATGCTGTAGTTTTCATTATTCATTAGGCTGCTGCTGGCCCCGGTGCCTCAACCAGGCGCCGAGTTAGTTGAATGCTTTTGTAAATTGCGCGGTATGCTGTGTCGCCCTGATTTAAACGATAAGCACCATACTTCATAGCTTCGTCAATGGTTTCTTTTGGGTAGTTGCTCAGTTTGCTAGCAATGAGCGATTTCACGGCTAGTAGTCGTGAAGCATCATTGTCTATATGAATTACGTTCGATTTTTCCATACTTGCCTCGTAGTTAAGTTCATATTGTTTTCTGGCGACACGCTGTATTGTTTCTTTGCTAAATTGGTAACTCATACAGCCTCATTAAAAACGGTTTAGTCTTGATAGTGTTTTATTACAGCCCCAGTGGGTATTTTTCTGAAGGAAAACCCTATCGGTTTACTCCAGAGTTCAAAGCTGTTAATTTTTAATATATGTTTTTGGTATTTACTTAGGGTTCTTTTTTTAATCCGGTGTTTTCTGGCACAGCGCCACTTTTTATTAAATATAAATGCTGGGTTGCATTCGCTTTCTAAAACATCTAAATCAAATTCATGTCTTGATTTTTCGACTGGAATAATGAGTTGCATTGAGAACCACTCTTTTATTGCATTGTTTTTGCAATTAGATAAATCTAAATAGCTTTTGTGATTCATGGGCACCTCAATAAATCTTGCAGTAAGTCGTTACAGGGTTAACTTTAGAGCTGAGGTCTTTAGCCTCAATGCTGTAAGCGGTCATTAAAAACAGAGTAAACAGCAGTGCACCTGGCAGGTGTTTAATCTTCATCTTTACTGTCGTTGTCGTTCATACCGTTGTGAATAGCGCAACCAACAAACAGGGTTGCTGCTATGCAAATAACACCGGTACTTATCAACCAAATAGCTACGTTCATTTGTTTCACTCCGTGATTAAAAGGCGGTCATCCCTCTGGGGCACTTTATAAGTCGCAAATTGCTGACTATTTGTATCCAGATTAACTGTGTTGGCTGATGACCTGACCAATAGTAAAGCATAGCTTTACTTATAAAATCAAGTAATACTGTATATTTTATTTAAAATATTTTATGTAGGCGAAAAAAAACCCGCAAAGCGGGCTGAATTTAAGGGTGTGCCGAAAGGTTAATTACCGGTCATTTTTAGAAGAGTTGATGGTTGCATGTCTTTTGCGATATCAAGAAGTGCACGATCTCTGTAGATAACTTCATATAGTTGAAATGTGAGTTTTACCTGGGCTGATGGTGGTAATTTATTGTAATAACTACTTAGTTGGTGGTTTATAGCATATTCGACAACGTCCATGAGTTCGGGTATTAAGGCCTCTGTAACGGTGTATTGAGAGGGTGCCTCCATTGCTTTATCCGTTGCATCGTCATCCTCTCCAGAAATTAACCATTTTTCTGATGCGCCGGTCGCATGTGATAGTTTTATAAGGTTATATTTATCAATGGAGCCATTGGTTGTCCAATTGCTAACGGCTTGTGCGGAAACACCTATTTCTTTGGCTATCATCGCCTTTGATTTTCCACTCGCCTCAATGGCTAAGCTTATTCTGTCGCTAATATAATCAGTCATAGCTTTATTTTCCATTAAATATCATCCATATAAAATCAAATTATGCTTGATTTGAGTACAGTGTTGCTGTAGTTTTGGCTTATGAAAACTAAATCAGCACTTGATAAAGCGTGTCAACTTCTTGGTAATCAAAAGTCATTAGCTAATAAATTAGGCGTTTCTGAGCAATCTATTTCGAATTGGAAAAATAAAGTACCAGCAGAGCGCTGTTTGGATATTCAACGAGCTACGAACTCCGCGGTTACTTGTTATGAGTTGCGCCCTGACGTTTTTCCAGAGCCTGAAAGGGCTGCTTAGGTATTGATTATTCATAATTAATAGTAGAGGAGATTCTAAATAGAGTCTCCCGCATTTTACGGGGGTTATGAGAGTGGAGCAGTTATTTCATAGTTTGCATCAGTCATGTAAGCGTGCTGGTGGCATTTCGAAGATGGCGCGAAAAATAGGTGTTTTAGAAAAAACATTAATTAAAAAACTTCAGCCCAGTGATGCGGTGAACATGCCGAATGTAAGCGAGTTTATTCGTATTATTGATGCAACAGGTGATATTGAGCCGCTTGATATTTTATGCGGATTATTTGGCGGGCGATTTGTATCAAGCAATAAAGAAACGGCCAGTTCTATTTTGCAAGCAGCTTTACATGTTGCGAGTGAAGGCGGTGATGTAATGAGGGCCGTTGAGCTGGCAATGGCGGATGGAAAATTAACAGAAAAAGAGCGGGTAGAAGTAAAACGAGAAATTATGCAAAGTATCGCGGCGTTAAATACGTTAAAAAATACCTTGGATAAAGTTATACCAATGCAGGTGAATGGTTAGGTGGCTAATGCGGCTTTAAATAAAGAAGAGCGGCGTGAACTGTTTAATGAGCGTGCTGAGCTTTATAAGGTTTATGCTGAGCTTAAGCAAATAGTAGATTTTAAAACAGGCATTGCTGGTTTGTCTTATCGGATAAGCGATTCATTTTTTACTGAACTTTTGTATGTCGATGCTTTGCGAGGTCGAGGAAAATTAGAATATACCCGAAGCCAGGTTAGAAAAATTTTAGATCGACTTGAAACCATCGGCTTAATAAGACGCCGAAAAGACATTGGTCCCAATGTTTTTAAATTGCTTTTAGCGACCTCGAATAAATCCGTCCAAATGAACAGGATACAAACAGGAGCCAGAACAGGAGCCAGTAATACACCCGAACAGGAACCCGATCAGGAGCCAATGAAATCAGGCTCAAACGTTGTTGATATGGGGTTTTCAAAAATAACAGGAACCAGAACAGGGTACGAACAGGAGCCAGAACAGGATACACGTTCTGCTCTGAATAGGAGCCCACCTCTTACATCTAACTATAAACTAACTAACTACTCCAAAATTTCTGAGATTCATGATTTTTTAATCGCGTATGTCGATGAGAAAAGTTTAATTAATTTTCATAATCGAAAATTAATGGACGAGTGGTTGGTGTTGGGGTTGAGTGCTGATGTTTTGCAACTGGCAATTGGCAGGGCGGTTCAATCGTCGAGCAGTGGTTATTTCAATGTTTCGTATCTCAACCCGATAGTCCGGGAATATATTAAAAAAAATAAATCAGGTGAATTAGATGCAATCGATCAGCGACCTAAGCGGGCAAGTGATAAACACGGAGCAACGGGAAGTTTTATGCAAGAGCAGCGAGAAGCAGCGGCTCGTCATGCAAGCGAATACGGAATCGACATCAGCGAAGGCTTCGACTGATAAGCATCAAAAATCAATGATGTGGTTGTGGGGGCAGTTTACGAAATTTTATGGTGGCAAAGCTAAAAATAATTTAGGTGTGATTGGTGGTGAGGCATATTTAATTTGGGCCGGTACGCTTAGAAGTTTTAGTTTTGAAAGTATAAAAGCAGGTTTGAGGGCAACTGTATCACGGAAGGATACATGGCCGCCTGAATTGCAAGAGTTTGTTTACCTGTGTGCAAATAACAAGCAGAAAGTTTTTCACAAGGATTTTATTAAAAAAATTGGTTCGGATAAATCGTCAAAAGAGTTTGCCGCTAGTCATCGTGAAAAACTAAAAGAGCTATTGGGTTAGTGCCTGAGTATTACCAGCAGAAAGGTAAGTATACGGTTTGCTGGGGTGGCAAAGTCGGTAGCAGGGTTTATGTTGCCTGGTATCAAAAACAGGCCATTGGTTATTTTCGAGCAGGGTGTGACGAGGTTAAGAAGAAGGCTGCTGAGGCGTGCTGCAATGAGCATTTTAATTTAAATAATAAAAAGGCGGGCTAAATGAGAAATTTGTATTCACGCAATCCCGAGCAAGTATTGGAGCTGCAACAAATAAATAATATTAAACACAAAAAAGGTTGTCGTGCATGTTGTAAGCGTGATTTACGAGCCATGGCAATAGGTGGGATTGCTTGTAGTGTGTCGGGTAATTACCCAAAGCCAGTTTTTTGCTCACAGTGGCAATTCGATGAGGGGTATGAAGATGTCAACAATACGAAAGCAGCATGATGAGTTGGGTGAGGTGCGTTCGTTGATAAACGCATGGGGTGCCTGGTTGCGAGCAACCAGTGGTGCCAATTTAAAATTACCTGGTAAATCTAATTTTGTAATTGTTCCTGGTAATGGTGTCGTTGATTATGATAGTGAAGAGGCTGAAATAATTGAAGCGATTTTGGTACATTTAAAACGTGAAAGACGACTTGTGTTCAAGGTGATAGAGCAAGATTATTATTTTAATGTCAGTTCAAGGGAGGGTGCAGAGATGTTAAATATTTCACATGCAAGATACCGAGAGCTGAAAAATAGCGGCGAGTGTTTTGTGCATGCTTACTTGCTTGCAGTGAAAAATATAAATAATTTTAAAATAAGTGCTTGACCTTGTGCGCACAGTTAGCGTAGATTATCAGTCAATCTAGACTCATTGCCACTAAAGAAAAGCCTTGCTCCCCTGCAGGGCTTTTTTTATGTCCTCAGATTGGTACTGATTAGGTTTATTGTCTTAGCCCTGCACGGGATCGTGTGGGGCTTTTTTATGGTCAATACAATATCGCAAAGTGAATTTTAAATATATTTAAACATAGCTAATAAATGGCAAGGTGTTGTGTGGATTCTGAACAGCAGGGGTTGTTAGTAGAAATAGCTGAGAGGTTAGGTGCGTTAGAAGAGAGAATGTCTGCGGTTCCGCATGAAGAGCATAATGATCAACATGATTATTTGTCTGAGTTAATTGAGCGGGAGAAATTAAAGAAAGAGTTTTGGCGGGGAGTTGTTGAGAAGCTCGCCACAACGGGTATTTTGGGCGCAATTGGATTGATGCTTTCTGTTGTTATTTATGCTGCCAGACAGTTCACTGGGCATTAGTCATTAATGAAAATAAGCCTACAGTCTGATATTGATCGTGTGATTAAAAACATGAGCGCTATAGCAAAGAAACAGGTTCCGTTTGCGGCTAGTCAAGCAATAAATGATGTGGCTTTGGATTCGCAAAGGGCATTGAAAATTCAAGCAGAGAAAAAATTAGACAGGCCAACAAGGGCCACGGTTAATTCGTTTAGGGTTAAGCGTTCTACTAAGCTAAACCTGAAAGCTGAGGTGTTTATATTACCTTGGGCATACGAGTATCTTAAGTATCAGATCCATGGCGGCGTACGCAGAGCATCTGGAAAGGGTACTGGTGTGCCATTCAATGCGCGGCTAAATAAGTTCGGTAATATACCTGGCAGAAAGAAAGGATTGGTTAAAAAGAAGAAACAATTTATTGCTACGATCAAAGGTGTTAGTGGTGTATGGGAGCGGTTTGGTCGTGGCGGTAAGCAATTAAAGTTAGTGGTTGCATTTGAGAAAGAGGTTAGATACTCAAAGCGTTTTGAGTTTACAAAAATTGTTCAGGGTGTTGTTAAAAATAAATTTAACAGTCACTTCAGTAAGCGATTAAGTTCTGCGTTAAAAACATCATTTTAATTTAATAAAGGTACTCCTGAGGGTTTCGTTATCCACGGGTAATTTGCACCGCGGTAATTATGAGTTTTTAGGGGCTCTATGGTCTCGGCGTCAGTAAGAAATATTATGGTCTAAGGGTATGGAAGAGTCGCAAGTTGTTGATTTTGATGATCGTTTTTATTGGTCTTTATCTCAATTACAAAAAGCGTTTGGCTCAGCCCGAGAAACCATAGGCAAGCGGTTACATGCTGCTGGTGTTGTGCCAAAAAAGAAGCGAAAAGGACATGATGTTTTTCATATTGCAGAGGCTGCAGAGGCGATATTATCTGGGCAACTTCCAAGCTTTGAAGAAATCAAAAACCCGGATGTGTTGCAGCCAAAAGATCGGCTAGATTGGTACAAGGGTGAAAATGAAAAATCAAAATATCTTCGAGAAGCGGGCGCCTTGATACCCGTTAATGAAGTAGCACAGGAGATTGCTGAGGTTGTTAAAACGTGCGTCAGAACGATAGAAACTCTACCTGATATTTTAGAAATGAAATGTAGTTTAGATTCTGATGTAATTAATTTGATTGAAACTGAATGTGATAATGCGCGCGCTCAGTTAGCAGATAAGTTGGCAGAATAATGTATGCCTCTGTCGCTGATGTTCGTCGAGAGGTATCAGCACTAGCAAGGCCACCGGTTCGAATGCTTGTAAGTGAGGCTGCGAGCAAATATGTTCGCGTCCAGTCTTCAGGTAGTGGCACGGCACCATGGGATGGTTCACTTACGCCGTACATGCTTGAGCCTATGGATGTGCTTTCGTCGCGCGATTTTGAGTCAGTTATATTTGTTGGCCCGGCTCGAACTGGTAAAACGCAAGGTTTGATTGATTGCGGCGTAGGTTACATGGTTACGTGTGATCCATCAGATATGGCGATCGTTCATATAGCGCAAGAAAAAGCCAAAGATTTTTCTAAATTACGCATCAGTCGCATGTTTAGAAACTCTCCCGAGATAGGCAAATATTTAAGTAAAAATAAACAAGACGATAACGTACACGAAAAATATTTTAAAGCGGGTAATGTTTTAAAAATTATCTGGCCGACAGTAAAGCAGCTTTCAAGTTCTGAGTTTAAGTTCATGCTGTTAACTGATTATGACCGGATGCCCGAGGACATAGATAAAGAAGGCTCTCCGTTTTCATTAGCTCAAAAACGAACACAAACATTTATGAGTCGCGGCATGACTATGGCGGAATCCTCGCCCGGTTTTGAGGTGTTGGACCCAAAATGGAAAGCCAGAACGCCACACGAGGCACCACCAACGCGTGGCATTTTATCGCTATACAACCAAGGTGATCGGCGGCGGTGGTATATGCCGTGCCCGTGTTGTGATGCGTATTTTATGCCTGGTCCTGGTATTGAGGCTTTTAGTTTTAACATTAATAAAGATTTATTCGGACACACAGACACACAAATAACGGGCGCGATTGGTTTGAAGTGTACCGAGTGCGGCTCCGTAATTGATGAAAAACACAAGCATTCTATGAATGCAAAAGGTAAATGGGTGCCCGAGGGCTGCCATGTTGAGTTTCAATGCGGTGAATATATAGTTGCTGGCGAAAAAAGAAAATCAAAAACCGCATCGTTCTGGATGCCAGGCGCAGCGGCTGCTTATCAAAGTTGGGAAAATATTATACAGCGTTACCTTAATGCGTTACGTGATTATGAAATTACCGGTACAGAGACAACATTAAAAGCAACAACAAATGTCGATCAAGGCACAGCGTATTTGCCGCGTAGATTGATTTCACAAACTTCGTCCAGTGACTTGGAGAAGCGTGCAGAAGATTTACCAAAACGAATGGTTCCAGAAGGGGCTCGATTTTTACATGCATCAATCGATGTGCAGGGCGCAAAGTTTGTTTGTCAGGTGATGGCTTACGGCATTGGTTTTGAAAATTGGTTGGTTGATCGGTTTGATATTCATATTTCAAAGCGCTCAACAGGTGGTGAAGCGTTGCCTTTAGATCCTGCGGGTTATATTGAAGATTGGGATTTGATAATAGAAAAAGTCATTAAACGTAGTTACCCATTATCTGATGGGTCTGGCAGAAGCATGGCTATTTTAAATACGGTTTGCGACTCAGGTGGTAAAGCTGGCGTTACGGATAATGCGTATAACTTTTGGCGGAAATTAAAAAAGAAACAATTACACAATCGATTCATGTTGATTAAAGGTGAACGGGCTAAACCTAATGCGCGTAAGCCGACTGTTCTAAAAAGATTTCCAGATAACTCTGGTCGTTCTGATCGTACTGCTGAGGCGCGTGGCGATGTTCCTGTGTGGATGCTGAATACGACTTTATTAAAAGATTCAGTATCAGCCGATATGAAACGTGATTTACCCGGCCCGCGTTATATGCATTACCCGGATTGGTTGAGCCTTTGGTTTTATGAAGAGCTTACCGCCGAGGTTAGATCTGATTTGGGTTGGGATAACCCTTCAAAAGCGCGAAATGAAACCTTTGATTTGTATGCATATGGTAAAGGTGGCGTTAAGGCGTACATGATTGAAAAACGTTTATCTGAAATTGATTGGGATTCACCACCCGCATGGGCTGATGTTTGGGATACCAACAGTGAGATTGATTTTAGAGTTGTTGAAAAAAATACAAATAAACAAGTTTCTAAAAAACATAAATCAGCGGGTAATCCGTTTGGTGCAAAAGATGGCTGGGGTTTATAAATGAGTACAGCAACAGACATGTTGGCTTTGTATATTGAAGCTGAAAAAACAATTCTGCGCGGTCAATCATATACCGTTGATGGCAATACATTTAATCGTGCAAACTTAAAAGAAGTGAGAGATGGGCAAGTTCATTGGCAAGAAATTGTGAACAAAGAAAATAATCAGGCCTCTGACCGCCGCGGTTATTCGGTTGCGAGCTTTTCATAATTATGAATTTGTTAGATAAAATTATTGCGTCTTATGATCCGGTGCGCGCGCTCAATCGTGCGGCGGCTAGAAAAGCATTATCTTATTATGAGGCCACAAAACCTGATCGTTTGAGAAAGCGAAACAAGGAAACGGGTGGGCCTAATACATCTAATTATTCAGCCAGTAGACCCATGCGACAACAGGCGCGGTTTCTTGATGAAAACCACGATCTGGCTTCGGGTGTTTTAGATGTGCTGGTTGCTAATACGATTGGCCCCAAAGGCATTTCGGTTGAGCCTCAGCCGCGCAATAAAGATGGAAAAATAAACACGGAATTTTCGCGTGCTATTTTACGGCTTTACACTAATTGGATGCGTCGCCCAGAGGTAACCTGGCAACACGATTGGCCAAGTGCGCAACGAATTATGGGGCGTTCATGGTTTCGTGATGGCGAGGTATTTGGTCAGCACGTAGCGGGCAATGTGCCTTCATTGGAACATGGCACGGTTGTGCCATATTCAATTGAAATGCTTGAATCAGATTACGTGCCGGTTGGTTATACAGCTGACAATGTTATGCAGGGTGTTGAGCGTAACGCCTGGTTAAAGCCAATGGCGTATTTTGTTTATAAGCAACACCCTGAAGAGTTGGCCGGTTTTAATACATTGCGCATAACCGATTATAAGCGTGTACCCGCTGAACGCATGATGCACTGCAAACTGGTTAAGCGCATTAATCAGGCGCGTGGAATGTCTGTGTTTGCAACAGTCATGTTGCGGTTAGATGATTTAAAAGATTATGAAGAGAGCGAACGAATTGCCGCAAAGGTAGCGGCAAGTATGGCCGCTTTTATCGTTAAGGGTACACCCGAATTATTTAATAAAGATGATGGCTCTGAAGAACGTGATATGCGGTTTCAGGCGGGCATGATTTTTGATGATCTGCGACCTGGTGAATCAGTTGGCACTATTGACACAAACCGCCCTAATCCTCAACTAGAGCCACACAGAAAAGGCCAGCTGCGTGCAGTTGCTTCCGGGTGCGGTGTAACTTATTCAAGTTCGGCAAAAGATTATAGTGGTACTTTTTCAAGTCAGCGGCAGGAATTGGTAGAAGGTTACGGTTCATATCAAATTATATCAGGTGAGTTTACCAGCCGTATTGTTCGCCCTTCATATGAAAAATTTCTGCGAATCGCAATTGCCTCGGGTGAATTAAAAGTACCTGATGATGTTGATGAACACACAATTGATGATGCACTTTATATCCCGCCGCAGATGCCGTGGATAGATCCGGTTAAAGAGTCCAAGTCGTGGGAAATGTTAGAAAAAAATCGGCACGCCTCTGGCCCTGAAATTATTCGTCGCCGGGGTTTAAATCCAGTTGATGTGCTTGACCAGGCAGAAGCGTGGCAGCAGCAATTAAAAGATAGAGGGTTATTGATTGAAGATAAAAACCCATTGCCTGTTATTGATAATGTAGAAAAAAGCGATAAAGAAAACGCAAGTGAAAATAAACGAGGAAAAGAAGATGCCGAATAGTTTTTATACCATTAAAGCAATGAGTAATGATAAGCCCGCGGAGGTTTTGATTTATGGCGATATCGGCGAAAGTTGGTGGAATGAAAGTGTTGCGGCTGGTGAGTTTGTGCGCGAACTGCAGCAAATTGACTCAAATGAAATTAACGTGCGCATCAATTCATACGGCGGAAGCGTGACCGACGGCATCGCTATTTATAATGCGCTTCGCCGCCATGACGCAATTATAAATGTTTATATTGACGGTATTGCGGCATCAATTGCCAGTTTAATCGCAATGGCTGGCGACACTGTTTTCATGGCTGAAAATGCATTGTTAATGATTCATGCGCCCTGGGGCGGCATTGCTGGAAACTCTAAAGAAATACGAGAGTATGCAGATGTTCTGGATACTTACGCGAGCTCAATGGCGACAAGCTACGCGCGTAAAACAGGTAAAACTGTTGATGAGATTTTACCATTATTAAATGATGGTGATGATCATTGGTTAATGGCTGATGAGGCTATTACTGATGGGTATGTGGATGAGACAACAGAGCCGATAAGTATTGCGGCTTCATTAAATTTATCCAGATACCAAAACTTACCTGCGGCGGCCGCTGCATTTATTAAACCTAAAGAGGAAATACCCATGCCTAAAAAACAGGTGAATTCGGCGGCAAAGCCAACGCCGGTTGATGAAAACGAAAATCAAATTAATCAGATTGATCAGGATGAAGCAGATGCGCGTGCTGTTGAAAAAATTAATGCACGCAACAACGACATAATCGCAAAGTATAAACCTTTTGCTAGTGTTGACGGCGTGAGCGTTTTACTTGCTAATGTGATTGCAGATGCGAATATTACTGCGCAGGTTGCCAGTGATAAATTAATGGCAATGTTAGGCGATGGTGTAGAGTCGTTAACACCTCAGGGCGCGGGTCGCGTTGAAGTCCTTGAAGATGCGCGCGACAAAACCGCGGTTGGTATGAGCAGCGCAATACTTGCGCGAGTTGGTAAAGAAAAAGCAGACGGCGCCAACCCCTACCGCGGCATGACCATGAGTGAAATGGCGGGTGCCTGTTTAGAGTCAGCCGGGTTAAACGTTCGTGGCATGTCTACGCTTGAACGTGCAGAAAAAGCCTTAACTCGAAACGTGGTGCGCGGTGCACAAACAACCAGTGATTTTCCGGTTATTCTCGAAAACACTATGCACAAAATTGTGCTTATGGGGTTTAATGCGGCTCAGTCTAAATGGGCGCGTTTTTGCAAAGTTGGCGATGTAACAGATTTTCGCGCATGGCAACGAATTGTACCTGGCCTGATTGGTAACCTTGATGGTGTAAATGAAAACGGTGAATATTTAAATAAAAATATTCCTGATGGTGAAAAGAATTCTATCAGTGCAAGTCGCAAAGGCAACATCATTAACATTACACCTGAAATTATCGTAAATGATGATACGGGTTATATTGTTGATATGGCAACGAGTTTAGGTCAGGCGGGTAATCGCTCAATTGATCGTGCGGTATTTGCCTTGCTTAACAGTAACCCTGTTATGGCTGATGGCACTGTTTTATTCCATGCCGATCACGGTAATTTAGCGGCGAGTGGCGCGGTGCCTTCAGTTACCACACTTGAAGCGGGCCGAGTTGCAATGGCTAAACAAACGGCCCCCGGCGGTGATGCTGAGTTTTTGGACATCATGCCTAATGTTGCGGTTTGTCCTACTGCGCTGGGTGGTTCAATGCGTGTTATTAATGACGCTCAGTATGATCCAGACACGGCCAACAAACTTCAAAAGCCAAACATGGTAAACGGGTTAGTTAGCGACATTGTGGATTCACCGCGTGCCGCCGGCAATGCCTGGTACTTGTTAGGTGATCCAAATGTTGCGCCTGTATTTGAAGTTGTTTTCCTTAATGGCCAGCGTGAACCGCGGGTTGTTGAAGAAGAAAACTTCCGCACATCAGGCATTGCAATGAAAGTTGAATTGCCATTTGGTGTTGGTGCAATTGATCATCGCGGCGCATGGAGAAACCCAGGCGCTTAATTGATCATTAATCAAAGTTAATGCCGGTCATTGATTGCTGGCATTAATTTAAAACTCATTTAATTAATTTATAGAAGGTAAATTGTTATGAACAATTATATTAAACCCGGCAACACGCGCACCTGGGTAAATACTACAGGCGCGGCTGTTGTGTCTGGCGAGGTGGTTGTTGTTGGTCAGCAACTTGCAATTGCTTCGGTTGATATTGCAAATACGGCCAGCGGTGAAGTTAGTTTTACTGGTGTGTTTCAGGTGCCTAAAGTTTCGGCTGCCGTTATTGCGCACGGCGAAATGGTTATGTTTGATTCATCTGCCAATGCATTTGATGATAATGCGGCAACGCCTGCAACGGGTGATGTTAGTAATGCGGCAATTGCGGCACAAGCGGCGGGTGCTGGTGTGCTAGAAATGCAGGTTCAATTCGCCAACCTTCTGGGCGCGGTTACTTAATTAGCTTTCACTTTAGTTAAATGAAATATTAAAACCGCTTCGGCGGTTTTTTTATTTCTATTTTAAAAAATAAATAATAGGAAATGTTATGCCAAATTCAATTGCTCCCGTTGGTAAAACCAATTTACTGAATGCCTGGTTAACGGGCAACTATGATGTTCTTTTAGTTGATAATCAGACATTTACTTATATCGAAGGTACGCAAACAAGTCGAGCTGATATACCTGCAGTTGAACGTATTGCAACAGCTGCACTGGCAAATAAAACTGTTACTGGTGGTGTTTTAGATGCTGATGATGTTGTGTTTACTGGTGTAGCCGGTGATCCGTTTGAGTACGTGATTATTGTGGCGAATACAGGTGTAGAAGCGAATGATTCAATTATTGCCGTGTTTGATACCGCAACAGGTTTGCCATTAACACCAAATGGTAACGATATAAATTTAGCCTGGAATGCATCCGGTATTTTAACTTTTTAATATCTGCTGTTTTTAAATTTAGTTTATTGGATTGTGATTTATGCCTATAACAGAAAAAACCATAGTTAGTTTTGGCCCTGCAAATGTGATTGCAGAGACAGCTAATAATTTAGTGTTTGGTACGTTTGGCGCTGATTTGGTTGGTATTTCGGGCGCCGCATCTGGTGTAATATTTACATCAAATTCAACATCAAGCGGTGATGCTGATACGTCGCCTGCGGGTGGTGCAACTCAAACTGATATAGAAATAAACTCATCTAATCAATATCTTACAGGCGGTGCGCCTATAGATATAACGCTAACCTTTCCGGTTGGTCATGGTGCGGTTGATGTTGATATTTACTGTGATGTAGATGGAAATTTTACCGGTCAAGATAATATGACCGGTAGTGCAATTGGCGCAACAACAGTTTCTGAAACTAGAGGCATTATTGCGGGCACAAATATAGGTAGTAACAATCCAACGGGTGAGTTTTTCTCGCTATCAAATGTCTCGCCAGATGGCGCCAATCAAATTGTATTTAGAGTAACAAATGATGATGCCGGTACAACTGGTTTTAATGGTTTGGTTATTCGACCAACTGCAGTTGCTGGGCCTGTATTAAGCGTTCCTCAGGCCGTGGGTGTAAGTGATACTTCTGTTACGCCTGGTGCAACAACTGACACAGTGTCGGGCACATTGTATGCCGTTGTCGTGCCTACGGCTGATCCTGCGCCGTCTGTTGCTCAAATAATAGCTGGTACAAATAGTTCTGATGTTTTAGCGCCTAGCAGCAGCGCACCTATCGGTTCGGCAATTCAATTTATGTCTGCGATATCTGGCTTAACAGCTGGCACGACTTACCGTGTATATATCGCTCAGAATGATGGTGTGGATGATTCGCCCTCGGCAGTTAATGTTGAGTTTTCAACGCTTGCCGCAATAACTCAAACCACGTTCAACCTGGTTGATGAATTAGATGCGCCTGTTGTGGATGAAAGTTACGACTACATTATTTATTCAGACTGGAATGGTACTAACGAAGCAAGCGGCACGTTTACACCGGTTAGTGGTGTGGCAACTATTACGGGGCTTTCATTGGTTGCGGGTGCTTACTTTATCTTGTTAAGAAAAACTGCGAGTAATACCTTTATTTCAGCCAGCAATATTACGGTATCGTAATGAGTCTCGTCGTATTTAATTCTGATAACGGTGGTGGTGCTAGTCGCGTTGTCGATGTTGATCAATACACTGTAAATTTGCCTCAAACAATTAACCTGCCGCTTATTGGTAGTGCGGCGTCAACCATTGCGCCGGTTGTATCAAATGGTACTTTTATTGATGATGCATTTAATGGAACCGGCCCCGTAAACTCACAATGGTTATCGCATCAAAATGATGGCCGTGTTGATAGCATTGGCAATCGAGCCGGTTATTATTCGGGTGATGTTTTAACGAATCCCGGTGATATTACGGAGTGGTTCCACGGGCTTTCTGGAACGTATCATTATCAAACTGTTGCGTTTCCGGCATCGGGTTTTGATGAATTCGTTATTCGGGATGTCGGTATTGGGCCTGTCGGCAACCCGCAAGGCAATCATTTCTCAAATGGCGGCTTCGCCTTTACCGGCGTAATGTGCCATGTTGATAACGGTTTTTCATCGTTAGATTATGAGTTTGCCGTTGTTGGGCATCGAGGCGCTGCCACAGCAACCCTCGAATGCAAATCAACGTTGAATGGCGTTAGTGGTGTTACCGATGAAGGCGCTAATGTGTTTACGGGCACTGGCGTTACCCACGGCGATATTCGCATAAGGCTTATGCCTGATCGAACCATTGAGTTCGCGTATTCAGATTTGGGTGCAAATAACTGGATACTGATAAATGGTGGCACGGGCGCTACAACCGTAAATAATAAACCCACGTTCGGTGCAACCGTTCATATTGGTATGATTATTTACGCTCAAGGTACAACTGAGCTGCCATTTACTGGATCGTTTTCTTCATTTGAAAGAGCGTCCACTCAGCAGGTAACAGCGCCCGCGTTGTCATCAACAGCCACAATAAACGATATAACGTTATCTCAGTCTTTGTCGGCTCAGTCATTAACGGTGCCGGTTACTAATTCGCTGGCGCAAATTTTTCCACCGGTAGTAAGTGAAGTTATTCCGATTCAATCATTAGCGATTCCGGTTGCCAATTCTGTAGTACAGATTTATTCGCCAGTAGTGAGTGAAGTTATACCGGTTCAATCATTAGCGATTCCGGTTGCTAATTCTGTAGCGCAGATTTTTGTACCAGTAGTCAGTGAAGTTTTACCAATTCAATCGTTAACGATGCCAGCTGTAAATTCGGTTTCACAGGTATTTGTCTTGGTGCTTAATGAGATTGTGCCTGGCCAAACGTTAGTGATGCCTGTCGTTAGCGTTGGCGCACAGGTTTATACGCCAGTAGCTTCTCTCGAAACACCTGTTCAATCGTTAAGTATGTCGCTGATAGCGTCTGTTTCACAAATAAATGTTTTCGATATTTCTGTGGTTGTTTTGCCGCAATTTGTTGGTATTCCTGCTGTTGTTTCAGTGCCTCAAATGTTCTTGCCGGTTGTTGCTTTGTCGGTGACTCAGTCGTTTTCGGTTTCGCTTATATCAAGTTCGCCGGTTATACATAATATTTTAATTATAGATCCATCAGTTGTTTCACCTGAGAGAGATTCAAAAATACCCGAAGCTGATTTACGTGAAATGTTCAGCATATCTGAGCTTGGTGATGTTGCCGTTATTAGTGCAATTAGTATTGTCGGTATTTTCAAAAATGAATATATAGAGGCATTTGATGTGGTTGGGTCAGCGCCTGCATTTAGTTGTATTGCAAAAGATATTGAAGCAATCACGCCAGCGGTTGCTCGCGGAACTAATGTAACGGTGCTAGGTGTTTTGTATTCAATAAAAAATATTAAAAACGATGGCAACGGTATTGTTAATTTAATTTTTAATGAGGTTTAAGTTTTGACACATCGTGCTGAAAACATAATGCAAACTGTATTTTCATTGTTGGGAGGCTTAACAACAACAGGCGAAAATATTTCGCGTGGTCGCTCTGAGCCTTTAGAGACTTTACCTGCTTTAGTTTTAGAGCAAGGCGAGGATCAAATACCAGAGGGCGTTCAAAATCTTGCATTTATTAGGCGGGTTTTAAATTTAAAAATAATTGCCTATGTAAAAACTAATGCTCAGTTTGATACGGCGTTAAATCAAATCCGTGAAGAGGTTTATTTTGCGTTAATGGCTGATAGGTCTCAAGGGCTTGATTTTGTGATAGACACAAATCCGTTGGGTGATGAAGAGCCTGAGATATCAGGTGACGCGGAAAAAAACATAGGCCGCCAGGTGATGAATTTTTCAATTTCATACCGGCATTCACTAGCAAGCGCAGGGGCGTAATAATGGCAAAAAAATCATATGAAATTAAAAACGGTGGCAGCACTATTGTTGATAAAGAAAAAAACAAGGCTGATAAAAAGATTGAAAATAAACCTGTAGTAAAAACAGAGGTAAAAGAAAATGTTAGTTAATCGTGAAATTATTCTGGCGAAAATAGAAGCGGCTTATAATACCGATTCGCTTCCAGTTGAAGGGGATGCGATTCTGGTTGAAAACCCGAATTGGAGTAATGAGGGGTTGCGTATGAATGAACGGAATTCAATTCGTGGAAACCTTGGTAAACTGCAACAAATTTTCGGCGGTCGTTTAATGTCGATTAGCTTTGATGTTGAAATTAAAGGCAGTGGCTCACCGGGTGTTGCGCCTGAAATTGGCACGTTGTTACGCGCGTGCGCATTAGGTGAAACAATTGTGGCATTAACATCGGTTGCTTATAGCCCTGTGTCGACTGGCCATGAATCAATAACGCTTTATTATTATCGTGATGGTAAATTAATTATTCTTACGGGTTGCCGAGGTAATGTTAACCCTCAGTTAGAAACTGGGCCACAGGGTAAAATGAGCTTTACGTTTACCGGCCATGTTGCTTCCGAGTCAGATACACCAATGATTTCGCCTGCTTACGATAACACCGTGCCTACACCCGTTATTGGTGCCGGTTTTAGCATTGGCGGTTATAGCGCAGTTATTAGCTCTTTGAATTTTGATTTGTCAAATACACTAGCAACGCCACCTGATATTTCATCGTCTGATGGGTATGGTGAAGTGCGTATTACGGGCCGTGATGTCAATGGGTCGTTTGACCCTGAAGACACATTAATTGCCGATAATGATTGGCAAAATGATTTCGAATTGGGTAACACCTTGGCGCTTGATACGGGTTTAATCGGAAGTGTTGTGGGTAATCGTTATCAAATAACTATGCCCGCTGTTTACTATCGTGATTTATCCCCTGGTGATCGTGATGGGGTGCGCACCCTCGATGTCGGGTGCGGCATGGCTGAGTCAGCGGGTGATGATGAGTTTACGCTGATCTTTAGCTAAGTTATTTACATTGCCCGTGCTGCATATAGTAGCCGGGTTCTATTTGTGTGTTCTTTAGTAGGGTATATCCATTGTTGCAAAAATCATGTTTTGCAAGTTCTCTTGGAATAAAAAAATCAAACATCGCCTGTTTTCCGCCAGCCTTTGAATAGCTATCCTCAACGGCTTTGGTGTAATAAAAATCGAATGTTTTATTACCGTTTTTATCAATGGATGGCTGAAGGCTTTGGTAGGCGATGTCGCCGGTGCTTACACAGCCGGAAAGCCATATTGATATTAAAATGATCCACTTATTCATTATTTTACGTCCTATTAATTTATTAAAAAATTAATAGATTATAGCATTAATTAAGAGTATTTACGTTATGGCAACAGCTATTGAAGTGATCTCAGAGCAAGAATTTGTGTCTGAGCTTGATGAAAAAGAAGATAACCCAACGCGCTGGAAAATTAAGCGCCTCGATGGTGTTCAATATATTGAGGTTTGTCGGGCGGGTGCTGTTGATTACAACCTGGCTATTATGTACGGCCTCGTTGGTTGGGAAAATTTTAATGATTTTGATGGTAATCCTGTCAAGTATTCAGCGGCAAATATTAAACGTATTCCGCCTTTGTATTTGCAAGACATCGGCTTTGAAATAATGCTCAAATCTGAGCTAAAAGGTGACGCAAGAAAAAACTCATAATCGCAATTGAAGTGTATCAAAACATTGATAAATTTAATTGCGATGAGTGCTCACACCACCATTGTGACGAGTCTGGTGTAATGCCTGGCTCAAATGGCGCTGCCGGTTTTCCTAAATGGTACATCAAAGAAATAGGCGAATTTAATACGTGTTTGTTGCCGATGGTTAGCGATGAAAGCCTGTTTTATATCCGCATGTATAAGCATTATAAAAACGGCATATTAATTAAATCAGGTGGGTTGTTAGAGCAGCCGCATTGTTATTTAAAAGCTATGGAGTTAATTGATTCATGTCAGCAGCAAATAGCGTAGTTTTAAAATTTAAAACAGATGACCAAACCAAGGGTGATTTCGATCGCCTGCAAAAACGCTTAAAAGAAACCGAAAAGAAAACCAATAAGCTGGCCCGTGGTTTCAGAAACACAGCACAGGCCACAGCAGCAATGCAGGGCCCATTAGGAGGCACCGCTGGGCGGCTTTCTTCTATAGCCTCGTTATTTTCAACCTTAAACCCATTAACGGTTGGTTTTGGGTTGGCGCTTGCTGGTGCAACGACAACGTTAAAAACATCGTTAACCGTATATGCAGATTATGAAAAACAGTTATTCAGAATTGAAGGATTATTAAAATCCACGGGTGGTGCGTCTGGGTTAACGGCTAAACAAATAGATGACTTATCACGTAGCATAGGTGCCGCAACATTAGCCAGTGCAGGCGATGTGCGTGAAGCCGCCGGTGTGCTGTTAACGTTTAAAAGCATATCAGAGGAAACCTTTACCCGGACGTTAGAGCTTTCGCAAGATATGGCCGCGGTAATGGGTACCAACATTAAGCAATCTGCTCTGCAGCTTGCAAAAGCACTTGAAGATCCACTAACCGGCTTAACTGCATTGCGCCGTTCTGGTGTTTCGTTTAACCAAAGCCAAAAAGACATGATTAAAGCCATGTTAGAGACTGGGCAGCAAGCAAAAGCACAAGGTTTAATACTTGATACATTGGCACAGCAATTAGGCGGTGCGGGCACTGCAGAGGGCGGAGGGTTAGCCGGTTCGCTCGATTTAGTCAGCGAAAACTGGAACCGCTTTATGGAAGCCATAGCGGAGGGCGCGGTTTCTGACAACGCTGAGAAATTTTTAAACCGCATGGCTCGCGGCATGGAGCGCGTAGCTAATTTAATAGACCCTTCAGACGAGCAGCAACTGCAAACCCTGCTAGAAAAACGCGGGCAAATACTGCAAAGAATAAACGACTCGGTAATAAGCGATGATGTCAACGCTGCGCAAAGCCGCCGGTTAGTCATACTTGAAGAAGACTTAAGAGTAAATCAGGAATTATCTGCAGAAATAGAAAATCGGTTAACTAAAGAAAAAGAAGCTCAGCAAATAGCGCAACAAGCTGCTGCCGAAAAACGTGCACAAATTGCAGCGGAACAGCAGCAACAACAGCAGGCGCTTGAGATAAAAAAACAAAGTATCGAGTTAGATAAAGAAAAACAAGCATCAATAAAAGGTGCCGAAAATTTCGCGCAGTCGCTTCAAAACGAAGAATCATTATTAGAGCAATCTCTTATGGCGCGCCGAGAGCTTGAACGCGAATTTTACGAGCAGCGCCAGTTTCAAATCGAAGAAAACTTTCAAAATAATTTGATTTCTGATCAAGAAAGAAACGAACAGTTAGAACAGTCTGATCGAATACATCAGGGTAAGTTGACACAGGTAACAAATAAGGAAGCAAAGAAACGTGCTTCTATTGAAAGCCGTGTCAGTCGGCAAATTACTCAAATGAAGTTCAGTGTAGCTAATCAAGCGATTGGTTTATTGAAAATGTTGGCGGGTAGTAATGAAAAAGCGCAGAAAGCCATTATCGTTTTAGAAAAGGGCTTAGCTATTGCGCAAGTAAAAATACAAACAGAGGTTGCCGCAACGCGTGCGCTGGCTGAATTAGGGCCAATTGCAGGCCCACCGGCGGCGGCATCAATTCGCGGCTTGGGCGTGGTCTCTATGGGGTTAATTGCTGCAACAGGGTTGGCTCAGTTAGCCGGTGCGGGTGGAGGCTCTTCGTCGTTGGGTAGCTTTCCGAGTGCACCGAATAGTGGGAATGTTTCAGGTGATGCGTTGCCACAACGTGATGCTGAACGTGCGGGCGGTGGCTCGCTTACCATTAACGTGACAGGCATCATTACGGATGAAATTGTGGATGATTTAATTGTGCCCGCGATTCAAAATGGCATTGAGAATAGAGATCTTGTTTTAATTCGTAAAGGTACGCGAAATGCCGATGAGTTGGAAGAGTAATGGCGGCTATTAATTATGAGGCTTTAAGAAGTCTAATTTCGGGTCATGTTGTAAATGTTAATTATGATATTGATGTGGTTCTAGAGTTAGCCGATCGTTCGGTTAAACCAAAATCAAAAACCCATGTGTCGATTGGCGGCCAACAAGAAACCGTTATTCAGCGAATTGATATATTTCACCAAATGACAATTGGCAGTATTACGAATGAAAGCATCGATCTTATTCGTGAGTTTGCTGATTCAGTACAGGGTGGTGAAGTTTTTGTTTTAGATGTTATGGGCTCAGTTGCGGTGCCTAATAATCCGATGGCTGTTATTGCTTCACCTGGTTACGTTGAGTCGCGTGTAAATGGTTCAAATTTGTGGCGCATTTCAATGAAAGTTAGAGAAGTGTAGCAACATGCGACAAGATAATACTGTTTTTGCAAGCGCTAATTCATCTGTCAGTAAATCACCGCGTGCTGTTTTGCAAATAAGTTTTGACAGTGCAAATGCAGATCTTCTTTATTTAACGTCTCATAGCGATACCGCAACACCTCCGGGCGCGGTAGCGGCGGGGCTGGTAATTGCAAATGTAATTGAGAGTGTTTCTAGTCAGTCACAATCTATTAACCCTGATCAGGCCTTATCAACGATAGGTGCATTGAGCTTTAAAGCGGTTGATATGAATGAATCACTTACCGCATATCAACGCGATAAGTTAGATTTTGGTCGGGGTCTACGTCATAAACAGGTTATTTTGTATGTTGCGTATGAGGGATTTTCTTGGGCTGATTATCAGCCAGTATTAATGTTTGTTATAGATGACCCCGATTATCTGGATGGTGTTTATAATTTTAAATGCTCTGATATTCAGCGCATTACTCGCAAAGATATATTTGACCCCGAAACGACAACGCTTTCAGCGTCGGTCACATCAACTCAGCTTCACATTCCGGTACATCAAACCGATTTAACAAAATTCCCACCCATAGAGCATGATTCGAGTTACACCGATAGACCAAATGAAACGGTTTCGTATGCGCGTATAAATGATGAAAAATTTTGTCACTCTGGATTGTTTACCCATGCTACTGATGGCGTGTCTTTTCAGGTTGTAGCTGGTGGGCGCGGTGCGCTTAATACACTTGCTGCTGAGCATACCATTGATGTTGCGCGCTCTGATGATCGTCAAACGAAAATAACTGAACATGTTTTTCTTGAAGGCCCGGCGCCTAAAATTCTTAATGCATTACTTACGGGTAATTTAGAAAACCAACCTGGTCAAACGTTACCGAATAATTTTCATTTAGGTGTAGATACTCAGTATGTTCGGTTGGCTGAGTTTACGGGTATAGGTAATGATTTATGGAACACCGCAACGGAGAAGGGCCGGCATGTTCGGTTTGAAGGGGTTGAAAAAACCGACGGTAAAAAATTTATAGAAAAAGAATTGTTGTTCTATCTCAGTTGTTTTATGCCGGTGCGTTCTGATGGTGCCTTGGGTCTTAGACGTTTGGCTCCCGTGCTGTCTAACTCGGGTTACCTGGTTGAATTAAATGCGATTAACGTGGTGAGTTATGGTGCCCTTAATCATGATTACTCAGCGGTTATTAATAATATTGATGTTGAGTGGAATTATGATTATTCAAAAGAAGATTATACAAAAAACTCAGTTTTAATTGATGCAGAAAGTATTGCGATACACGGTGAAGCAACGAAAAAAACCGTTAAACTGCGTGGTGCGCACACGGGGGCGATTGCAGACAAATCAATATTTGGTTATTTCGATCAGGTGCGCGATCGTTTCAGCGGCCCGCCGTTGCGCTTATCTGTTAGCGTGTTGCCTTCGTTAAATTATTTAGAGGTGGGCGATGCGGTTAATGTTAATTTGGCTCAGGTGCGAGATATTAATGAGCCAAATTCCATTGCATTAAATCGTGTTTTTGAGGTTCAAAAGGTATCGGTAAATTGGTTAACCGGTGACGTAAAGTTAGAATTGTTTGGCTCGAGTCAAAAAGCGGGAACAATAAAAAGAACAACATTTAATCAGGTGATGGATAGCGCTTATTGGGCCTCTGAGGGAGTGGAGCTTTCAACGGTTTTAACTATCGTTAATGGTGTTATTACTGAAGATGGTCATTTAAGCGGTGCGGCAACATTCGGTGCGGCGGTTTATTACTACCTGGGTAACTTGGAACTAGCGGCGGGTGTAAGAGTTACATTTGATCAAAATGTTACGTTAAAGGTTCAAAATTTTTACACCATTAATGGCGACATGGATGGTAAGGGCAGGGGGCATGCTGGGGGTGCGGGTGCGACTTTGTTCTCTGATAATAATTCAACCTCAATTTTATTGGGTGAGTTTAGCACGCCTATACTCGATAACGCGGGCGCAGGTGTCTCTGGCGTGCTGGGCTCAACAAAGTCATCCGGTAATCTTAGGGCGTCGGGCTCTAACTTTTTTATGGCCACATTGGTTGATGGCGTATTAACAGAGGGCGCACTGCAGAGTGTGCCTAACTATAATTTACAAAATAATTCAGCATCATTGGACGGGTTGCCGTCCGATTTAAGGGGGGCATCAGGTGCGGGCGGACGGTTTTTATATACCCGTGATGGTGGTTCTGGTGGCGATCCTTATTATGTTGTTGGTAATGGCGGCGATGGTGGTAATGGTGGGGCCGGGTTACTGGTTATTTGCGGCGGTATGGCGTTTGGTGTTTCGGGGTCAATTGATACCTCGGGTGATGATGGTGTGTTGGGTGGTGGTGCCGTTGTACAGGGCAGGCAGGTTTATGCGGGTAGTGGTGGCGGTGGTGCGCCGGGTGGTTTGCTGGTGGTACTTGATGGGCAATCAACACCGCCTGAGCTTGTAACAGGGCATGTTGCATTACAGGGTGATTGCCCTGTTCAGGGCACGCCTGTTTTGGTTTTTGATGGTGACCAGGTTACAAAGCACTCTCGTATTACGCCAGCACAAATGGTTGATTTAGGTATAACGGGAATTACGGTTGATCAGCGCTTTTTAGGGTTCACCGGGTCTGACTGGATTGATGCGGCTTTTGGGTTGCAATACATTCCGGAGCCGGAAGTTATAGAAGAAGAGCAAAGCGATTTGCCGCCGAATGTTTCAAACTTCACATCGGAAATATCGGGTGAAAATACGCTTCTCAAGTGGGATCGTATTATTACCACGGAACTGTCGCATTTTGAAATTAGAGAAGGTACAGCGTGGGCAACAGCAACGGTGCTGTCGGATCTTTTACGGTTAAATTATTTTAATGTTACCTTGCTTGCTGCAGGCACTTACAATTATTTAATTAAGGCGGTGTTTTATTCGGGTAAGGAGTCTGCTGTTGCGGCACTCACCACGTTAGATGCCACAGCGTTTGCGCCGGTTCAGGCGGGCGCAACCGTTGGCGCTGACTGGAATTCTAATGTGGCTAATCTGCCTGATTATATACCTGCAGGTATTTCGGTTGGTGGGTTTGGCGATATTGTATTCACTAAAAATCTTACCGTTGGAGGAGTCTCCAACATAGGAGAGGTAAGGGTTCAAGGATCGAGTTTTTATCATCCAGATGGTAGCAAGCGAACCGTACTTGCTGATACTCAAGTACACACTAAATACGAAGGAAATATTCCAGTACCCAGTACTGAGTTAGTATTTCTTATGTGGACGGATGCGTCCCCATTAACCAGATTTAGCGCAGCATGGAATGGACTTGCGTACGTTAGAATAGTCCCTGTTGTCTATATTAAAGCTTCGGGTTTGTTTTACGCTGAGGATAATGTTGGTACTAGATTTCAATTTTTGCCATTAGAAACTGATTGCGTAATGGCGCAAATAATCAAAACATCCACCAGTGGCGGAATAGATTCATTAAATATATTTGTAGGGTCTAATGTTAATTTGCCAGCCGATAACGCGACGGCAGGTGCTACGTGGGGTGTTGATGTCGGTGGTAGTAATTTACCTGCCAATAATGCTACGGTTGGCGCTACGTGGGGCGTAAATATTGGCGGTAGTAATTTGCCCGCAAATAATGCCACTGTTAACACAGGTGCATTTGCAACTTTAATTGGTAATATTACTTATTCAAATATGGGGAGTTATTTTGACCCTGGCGCAATTGATGAATCGTTTATAACAGAGATTACCGCAGGTACTATTAATGTCGCAAATTTATCAGCAATTAGTGCAATTTTGGGTTCGGTTACAGCGGGAGCAATTACGTCATCAAGTTTTTCAACGTCGAACTCTGGTCAGCGCGTTGAAATTAATGTAGCAGGGTCTCAAGAAATTCAATTTTTTGGAGTCCCGCCTGGAGTTGGGGGAGCAGTGCAAGGTCCTTTAGCGTCTATGGGGCTTACCGGTAATGGAACGGATTTTGCGTATGTATTAGGAGGATTAAATGACCCTGCTAGCACCTTGACAGGGGTTCAGGGATCTTCAGGGGCTGGGTATGGAGTTTCTGGATACACTTTCTCAGGAAGGGCGATAAATGCTTACGCAGCTGCTAGCACTGGAGTAGCAGTATATGCTATAAATGCAAATTCTGGAGATGCTGTGTTTGCTAGTAGCATATCAGGAATATCAGGGCACTTTATTAGTTCAGCAGGAACAGCAGTGCAGGCAACTGTCAGTGGAGCTGACAAGTATGCTGTATGGGCCAACTCAGCAAATGGGTATGGAGGAAGATTTGGTGGTTCAAACTCTTCCAGAGGGCCTGTAGTGTTGGTGCCATCTACCATTTCTTCAGCTCCAACTCACACAGCAGTTAAGGGAACGTTATGGGTAACTTCCGCTGGCGTACTGTACTGTAATAATAATGGCTCAACAGGCTGGAACTTTGTAGGATAATGTTATGGCGTTAATGATAGATGCAACAGATGAAATTCGTGGGGGGACTCACTCAGATGCTTACCACAAATTGGCCTACCTAAGGTGGTCGGATGTAGATAATAAAGTAATGGCAGTATTGTCGGTGTTTTCAACAGCAACAGCCGAGGCTGAAGGTAAGGAGGTAATATCTTCAGTAGAGCTTGACGTGACTGATTTATTTCCTGATATACAAGAAAAAGTGTACGGAAGAATAAAGAGAATGAACTCATATACATCAGCATTAGACGTTTAATATAAATTCAAACGGGTATTCGGTAACACTATGCTATCAATATCAGGTCCTTCAGGATTGCTGATGCCTTCAATTAAGTGGAAAAACTAATAAATCTAAATTAGCTGAAAATAACACTTTATCATAATGTGTTTTTATTGAATTAATCAGCAACCCAATTTGGATTTTTCGCTCGTAATATAAATGTCATATCTATCGGTTAACGTGGTTACTGGTGTTCACCACACCGGCATAAATTAGCATTAACCACCACGCGGAATACGGGATTTCGCGATGGTCTTTTTTTGACTTATCACTTTTCCATTTGCGTATAGTTGATGAGCCCTTTTTTGTATCCCACTTAACGCCCACTAGTTTCGCTGCATCGTTTTGCAACCACCCACAAAGTGTAATTAGCTGGTTAACTTCCTCGGGTGTGGGAGGGGTGTATTGCTTGTCAGTGTAAAGCCTGGTGCAATTTCTGTGGCAATTCTGGGATATGGGTTTCACCAGATTTAAACACATGGTCATTCAGGTCAACCCATCTAAATCACACATGCGGTCAATCACTTATGCCAACGGCTTGTTTGTGGCAGTAGGCGAACTCACGGGCCCCCTTACACGGGCATCATTACATCGGTTGACGGTATTATATGGAGTTACCCAAAAAATAATGATACAGCAAATTACAATACTATTGCCTATGGTGCCGGGCGTTTTGTGATATTAGGTGAGAACACCGTATCAAATGGTGCGGCGTGTTTAACGTCAATGAAAACCCAAATCACAGGCACAAATTAAGGCGAAATAAAATACAAATAATTAATTGACGATGGACTCAGAGTGTATTGTTATGCGTTTAGTTGATTTAATAATGAGCTTACCCTTTTTTTACAAGCTGGCAATAGCTCTTGTATGTTCTCTTTGAAGTATGAAATAGTTCCAGGGCTGTTATAGCCTAGATAGTCATCAAGCATATAGCAGAACATGACCTCTTTATTTTCTGTGTCTTCTCCCATAGCAGCACTAGTTGCCCAATTAATGAAAGTATTAATTTCTGAGTCAGAGGATAAATTTAGTTTTAATATTCTTAATGAAAATGATTCAATGAATGAAAGCTCTTTAGTTCTAGGGAATTCATACGGTTGTAATTTGAAACACTTACTTGGGCCATTAAGGGATAGCTCGATTAATTCATCATCTGGTTTTTCAAGTGAGTTGATTTGAGAGTCTGCCCATTTTATTACTTCGTCACTATTAAAGTAGCCTTGCTCCCAAATTCCCATAATAAGTGAAATTTTATTCATTATTTTTTTTACGCATAACGCTCTAATAACTGGACCAAAACCCAGTAGACAAGTTAATGTTGTATTGATTGGTAGTATAAATTAAAAATACCATAGAAGTTAAGGGTTTTTGGTCCACGTTAATTTACTTGTTAGCCTCTATTACTTTAAAAGACGTGAATATCTTAAACTCATAATTAGCAACTAAGTCTCTTACTGTGCATTTAACTTTGTAAATACCTATAGGGTCTTCAGGGTCTGCTATTAAGCCCACGCGGTCTACAGCTAGACCAATTTTTCCTTGTGGAAAAGCTGGTTTGTTTTTCCATAGTTCTGTTTCTTTATATTCAACGTATATGGTGCCGTCTGGTTTGTAGATTACATAATCGACTTCAGTAATACAGTTTCCTGATTTATTTTTATAACAACCCGAGAAAAAGACTAAAGCTTCAATTGGTTTTCCTTTTTCTACTATTTCAGTGGATGGTATTGTTACGCCTTTAGTAGGGATAGACCAATTTTCTAATGCTTTCTTAGAGTTGGTTGTCATTAACACCATTGCACCGAAGTCTTTAATACCACCTAAATGATTGTTTTTATTGTCAGGTGCTCCATTCGTAAACCATTGCTCAGAATGAACTAAAGTTGGTAGAAATAATAAGGTGATTAGTAAAAGCTTCATACTTTCCTTGTAAGGCTAACAGCTGTTTAATGGAATATTTTCCTGTTATCACCCCGCAAAAACAACCTAAAAAAGATAATTTTTAACCCTAAATCTACGACTTGGTTATTTTAAAGGTTGTTATTGAAGGTCAAAAAGCGGAAATAATTCCTTGTTATTGGGGTTTTAGGACATAACATATACTGTACATCCATTTATATCAATCACTTACAGTCAGAGTGATTAATCTTTTTTAAACCTATCCGCATCTGACTAACTCGGGCCTAAATATAAGAAAATCCTTAATGACAGCTTTAATGGTGGAAGCGGCCGCCTTTTTGCAAAGTCGCACTTCTTCAAATCTAGTTGCTTCATGGAAAGTTCTGTCGTATCCGTCTGCAAATATTTCAATATCTTGGTCTAGTTTTTTTAGGAAATTATATCTACCGGTTAACGTGGTTGCTGGTGTTTACCACACCGGCATAAATTAGCATTAACCGCCATGCAGAATACGGGATTTCGCGATGGTCTTTTTTTGACTTATCACTTTTCCATTTGCGTATAGTTGATGAGCCCTTTTTTGTATCCCACTTAACACCCACGAGTTTCGCCGCATCGTTTTGCGACCACCCACAAAGTGTAATTAGCTGGTTAACGTCCTCGGGTGTGGGGGGTGTGTATTGATCGTCAGTGTAAAGCCTGGTGCAATTTCTGTTTTTAAATGCATCGAGAGTTTGCGGTAACGTTTGGTTTCCATAGCTGGGTTGTGATTCGCTCATGTTGTTTCTCCGGTTGTATTTTGTTAAGAGGGCGGGTTGTTTTAACCTGCCCTCTGGGGCGGGGCTGCTAAAGCAACCCTTGCTCCGCGAATGAGGCGGTGTCTTTAACGCCGACTATGATGTGATCCAGTACGCGGATATCAAACAGGCTTAGCGCATCAACTAAACGCGTTGTGATGCGTTCATCAGCTGATGAAGGTGTTACTGTGCCGCTAGGGTGGTTGTGCGTAAAAATCACGGCAGCAGCGTTGTGTGCCAGTGCTGCTTTAGCAACTTCGCGAGGGTAAACAGATGCGCCATCGATTGTGCCAGTAAACATTTCTACAAAGGCAATCATTTGGTGGCGTTGGTTTAAAAATAAAGCGGCGAAAACTTCGTGTTCTAAATGGCCGATTTCTAACTGGCAAAACGTTTTAACGTCAGATGGGTCGGTGAAAGAGGGTGTATTTAAAAGCTTAGTTGCAAGAATGCTTTTAGCTTGGTTGATGATTAACGTTTCTTGAAGTGTAAACATGGATTTCTCCGGTTGTTTTGGCTGGGCGGGTTGCCTTGCCGTTGATTAATAATATACGCCCCATTGGGGCGGTAGTCAACACTTTATTTGTTTTTATTTTTCTTTTTTTTATCCATTTTTTTTTGCATTACTTAGTAATATTTTGTTTAATTTAATATTTTTTAAATACCCAAAATTCAACATACCCTATAGCGTAGTGACTTATCCTGAAATATTAGAAACTTCATATATAGAATATTAATTTATTTCTCTTGACAATGTTTTGTGGATAAAAGTATTCTTTTTAACATCAAGCCATAAATGTTTTATTTTTTTTTAAATATATTTTTGGCAAAAAAAATCCCTCCCATATGCTTGGCGGCCATGAGAGGGACTGAGTGTCAGCTTAGGAGCCGAGACACTAGATCTGTGGAGATCGTTATTTAGTATATAACTCTCAGCCACAGATTCAAGCCCATATTTGCAATTATGCAATCTGGGTGGCTCCCCATCAGCTAGAGGAGCAGCAAATGTTAAATTTACCCACACACATATTTTCCATCATAGAACAGATCATCCAAATCATTGAGAAGGTGATTATTCTATTCCAGTACTTCTAAAATGGAGTAGGCCCGTAGCGTACGGGCCTGTCTTTTTTATCCCGACGAGTTTCATACATAATCTTTCAACTAAACTATTTCTTTAGATCCGGCGTGTATCCCTGCACACTTACTTTCCGATGTTAATTATCATTTAAAATTTAAAGCCACACTTTAATTTCAATGCCTGTTGAGTCTCAGAAGCAGGCATTGAAGATAGTTCTAACGCGTAAGAAAGCAGACATTCAACGGTCGCACACGATGCGCTTGTTAGACCATTAATTTGAAACGTAAACAACAAATTTTAACCCTTATTTTATTTAATATACCACTATCTGGACAAACCACATTACCTGATTCAAATAATAAATATTCGGATTTATCTAGTAAAAGTAACGCACCAGTCTTTAATTCAATTTGATCAGATGAGTATAGTTTTGGCACAAAGTGCTCATATTCATTTCTTATTTTCTCGTGAGCCCACTCTAGAGTCTTCATTTCATCATCTGACACGGTCAATATATTGCTGCATGTAAATCTGAGCATAAAAGGCTGAGATTGAACCATTGCTAAAGCTTCATAGAAAGCGACTAACCATTTTTGATTTTTTATCCACTCCTCATCAGTAATTGGCTCATCTAAGCTGTTCGGCTCAGCACACTCTTCTGGCTCTGTAAATTTCCAAGCTCTTTCACACCCATTAACAAACGCTCCTTTTTTTACCTCTTTCCAACTGTCATTGCCGGATTTGAAGGATAGTTTTTTGTCTTTATCATTATTTCTTCCCGTTATAAAGAAATTATCTGAACCCCTTAAAACCTCAATCATAGAGCGATAAAAGACTGAATGGGATTCTCTCAAAACACGAAATAGGCTTGGGCCATCAGATAGCATTTCAAATTCGATATGCCTCAATCCATTATCAATTAGCTTAATGTTATCTATCGTTTCCATGACCTGAAAGGGCTAACGCTTAAGCTCAGCTGGCGAGCAATACAGAGTGTATGGCAGCGAAACGGCGTATTGGTTGGTCAGATGCAGCGCATTGTTAGCTGTTATTTTTTTCATATGACTCTTTAGCTCGTAAATTAGAAGCTTCATGCATTAATTTAATTGGGTTATCAGAATCTTGTTTGTAGTGTTTTAATAGCCATGAAACTAAATTACTTCGTCGCTGAATAAACCATATTGTTTTATTCATTTCACTCTGTAATTTATCCCTGTTCTCTCTATAGCTTGTCAATTCTTCTTTTGATACGTCAGCCTCATCTATGCAGTATCGAACTATACCGGCTGTATTTTGAATTGTAGCACTGCCTACGTATTCATTATTCCATTGCACAAGGCAAGCAGAATATAAATTAATTTTATTTTCTAAGTCTTCAGTGATTATGAAACGATCAATAATTTGCCATAACAGATAATCCCTTAGAACTAAAAAAAGTGGGAGCAAAACATAAGTACCTACTGAAATACCAGCTATTTTTAGAAGAGTTCCTAATGATACTGTGAAATCCATATTCTTACCTGCAGCTAACGCCCAGTTAAAGGGCTGATAACCCAGTAGTGAACTTTTGTTATTGTTAGTTTTGTAGTGTAACTGAAGAATGTAATTCAAGTTACGGGTTATTAGTCCTTTTTGAACGCCTTATATTTTTTTAATGCCCTCATGGAGTACATAAAGTTTTTTGTATTCATCAAGCCCAACCACCAAAGAAGCTTTAATTTTTTCTACAGAACCATCACGTACACCACGTTTGGCTGCTTTTTCTACAGATGTATTTTCAAGCGCCTCAACAATTAAAATATCAGGCGTTGGAAGAATATTATTAGAATTATATTTTTCACCAATATCATCACTACTATATGAAATACTATTTAATTGACCTTTGAGTAAAATATATACAACGTCTGCTATATCTTTTTTTAAATCTTCTTCACATCCAAATTTAACTATTTGGTTATACAGGAACCAAAAATCAGGTAGTCTTTCATCAACCGTATCGCTGTCACCCCAGCCACCTGAATATTTTTTAGTTAGGCTAAGCAAAAATCTGAATGTTTCAGTTCTTGCAGATTTAAGTTCATTGATTGAATTTTCTGCATCTTTTTTGACTTCTTTTAATTTTACTATACTACCCGCGATAGAAAACTCTTGAACTTCAGATGAGAAAGATATTACTAAACTAATTACGGCAAAGGCTATTATAAGTGCTACAAACTCAGAACCTGATAGCTTATTTGATTCAAGTAATTCGTGGCCGAAATAGACGCTTAGGGAAAATATAAAAAATGCGAATATTGATAGTAGAATTCTCAAGTGAATTATTCCTTAATAAATATAACTATTACTATACGGACCCTGTCGGTCCGTATAGAGACATTAGTAAATTCTGTTAAAAACTCTAAGATATTGATTTTTATAAAAATCAAAAACCCTGTCTATTATTGAAATTAGCAAGTACGGACCCCGATTTGCTAAGAGCAATATATCATGTATCAGGTCAAAGTGACTATTAACGAATATGTAAATTGGTGAATGTCTGCTACTGGGGAGTCTATAGTGACTGTCCGCAAAGTGGTGTTTTGAGGCAGTCACTTCTAGGCTGAAGTGTCAGATTAAGTCTAGATCACTTCTAAAATGTCTAAGATTGGATTTGAGCTAATTCAGCTAAAAGGAAAAGTTTCCACATAAATAATGATGAATTAAGGCAAATAATTATTTATCAGGGCAAGGGGATCAGTTGTGAAGTAATCGCATCTAAACTCTCAGTATGCGACTAATTGAGCAGAGTAGGGAAGGATGGGTGTGGGAAAAAAACTAGAGTTAGTGGATATAAATTTAGATGAAAATAATATAGAACACAATTTAAGCAGAGGCCAGCAGTTATTACTAGCTAAGCTGATGTTAAAGTACAGCGATAAAGTGGCCAGTTGTAAAAGGTGTACTGGCGACAACGACACATCATCGCGTAATTTAACGCTGATTAAACTGAAGCGAAATGCGATTAAATAACTGCTTCTAAAGCGTGAGGTAGTGCAGTAGCGTTTCATCATATGGTGCCAAATAAGAGCGCTTGAGCCTTATTGGGATAGGCCGAGAATATGCAAAAAACGTTCGGTAAAGAAGCGCGTAAGTTGTTGTTTTATATAGACCACAAACGCACATAAACACCATGTTTTAGGGTTTGTTATAAAGCCTTATCTTTATATATTTCAATATGTTAAGCTGGTTTGAATATCATTCTGGGGGTGTGGTGGTCACAGGTTCAAATCCTGTCGTCCCGACCAAAACAAAGTAAAAAACAGTCAGTTAGCCAGCAGGTTTATCTGGCTGTTTTTGTTAGAGCACACCTCTAACTCTTATCAAGCAAGCACCAAAGATAGAACATATTTAATTCTAGAAACTTGCATTATATGGAAGTTTCTGTAAATTAAGGGTATGACGCCATTAACCGAACTCATTCTTAAATCAGGTGACGAGCACCGAATTTTGTCTTCTCGTCAGCTAGAGCGTTTGCTAGGAGGAAGTGATGCTCGTCGTTATGGTATGGTTAATCGTGCCCTAAAAGCCGGTGAATTACTTAAAGCACGGCGTGGCTTGTACGTGTTGTCAGGTGATTATCGTACAGCGCCTGTTCAACCTTTTGCTCTGGCACAACAAATTGTGCCAGGTAGTTATGTTTCCGTTGAGACTGCATTAAGCTTTCATGGTTGGATTCCAGAAGCGGTGTATACCATTGTCAGTTTGACACACGGTGGTAAATCTATGCAGTTTACCCATGAAGTGTTGGGTCATTTTTCATTTCGTCGTATGACGACTAATCCTGGTTATTTTCTTCAAGCGGTTGCTCGGCACGAGTTACAACATCAGGTTGCACTCGTGGCAGAGCCTGAGCGGGCACTGCTAGATCTTGTGTATTTACGTAAATTACCCTGGCAAGGCCTGGATTACTTATTGGAAGGATTACGAATTGATGAACAGGCTATCAGGTCTGTGCCCGCGTTAAATTATACAAAGCTACTCAACGTTTATAAAGGCAAAAGGGAAAAAAATTTTATTGAAGAGTTATTAAGGTCTTTAAATTATTAGATATGTTTTTACAAGGTTGAGTTT